AGGGCATGACAGTGTGTATAAAACCCAAACCTTTCTCACGCGCGCGAAGGAGGACCCCTGATGGCTGTTGCTGGACGTAAGCCGGCTGCTTCGGGGCAGACCCGGCATCGTGTGAAGCCGTCTACGGAATGGACTGAGGTTCCAAACGTTCCGTATGCGGGCGAGGTTCCTGATTTGCCGGAGCAGCGGACTGTGGTGACCCGTGAGGGCCAGGAGACGATCCCCTTACAGGCGCTTACCCGGCAGTGGTGGGAGTCGGTTACTTCAATGCCGCATTGTGTGTTGTGGGCGCCGTCTGACTGGATGTTTGCCCTGACTACGGCGACGGTTGCTGATGCTGCGTTCTGCGGGGTGTCTTCTGCTGCTACGGAGTTGCGGAACCGGGAGAAGGTAATGGGCACGACGGTTGAGTTTCGCCGGGATCTTCGGATTAGGTATGTCGATGCCGTTGTGAATGTGGAGTCGGCGGAGGTAGCTAACATTGCGGACTACCGCGACCTCTGAGGTTCTTCCTGGATACCGCATTGACCCTGCTAGTGGCGCTTGGCTGACGATTCCGTGGCCTCTTGATCCTGCCGAGAAGAACGCGCTCATTGTGTCGTCGCTTGGGCCCGATCTTATCGACTGGGCTGAGTGGCGCACTGATGAGCCGGGGCTGACTGACTATCTGACGGGCAGTCCGTGGCGGTTCACTGCTGGGCAGAAGCGTTTCCTTATCCTCTGGTACGCCTATGACGCTCGCGGGCGCTGGTTGTACCGGTCGGGCGTGAAGCGTGGCGCTAAGGGCACTGGCAAGGATCCTTTCGGCGCGGCTTTGTGCAATCTGGAGCTTGTTGGCCGCTCGCAGCTCGTGCTGAACGACGATACGGGCCGATATGAGGGTATGCGGCACACCATGCCGCTGGTTCAGATCGCGTCTAACTCTGAGGCTCAGTCTAAGGACATGCTGCGTATCGCTAACGGCCTTTTCGGGCGTGAGGCGCGGGACTTCTACCAGATTGATGCTGGTGAGACGCGCACGATCCTGAAGGATGGTGGGCGACTTGAGGTTTTGACGGCGTCAGAGAAGTCATCGGAAGGTGACCCGGCAACGTTTATCGCACTCAACGAGTCGCACCATATGACGGAGTCTTCGGGTGGGCATCGCATCGCGGAGGTCGCTCGGCGCAACGTCGGCAAGTCACCAGCAGCCCTACAAGCCCGCCTATGTGAGTTGACGAACGCTCACCGCATGGGCACTGATTCGGTCGCTGAGCGGACGTTCAACGCCTGGCAGGCGCAGGTGTCCGGGCAGGCTCTACGTCAAGATATTCTCTATGACTCGATTGAGGCTGATCCGGCTACTCGGTTGCATGTTGAGGATGAGTTGGTGGCGGCTTTGGCTGCTGCCTATTCGGACGCTCCTTGGGCTGACCTTGAGCGTCTTGCTGATGAGGTGTTGGATCCGCGTACCTCTCCTGGCGACTCGATACGCTTCTATCTGAACGGCCTTGCGGCGGCGGAAGACGCATGGGTTGATCCTCGCAAGTTTGATGCGCTGGCTAACGGCTCCTTGGCTCTTGAGCCGGGCGAGCAGATCGTCATGTTCCTTGACTGTTCCAAATCTGAGGACGCCACTGGCCTTGTTGGCTGCCGGCTGTCCGATGGTGCGGTGTTTCAGCTTGGCGTGTGGCAGAAGCCGCACGGCGACCGTGGCAAGGGTTGGCTTGCGCCTCGGGAAGAGGTTGACGGGGTTGTTCGCAGATCATTTGACCTGTACCGGGTTGAGTGGTTCGGCGTTGACCCGTCTCCGGCGACTGACGACCAGGACGAGACGCTTTATTGGCGTTCCCTGATTGACATGTGGCATAGGGACTTCAGCAAGAAGCTGAAGGTGTGGGCCACGCCAGGCGCCCAGGGCAATTCGGTTCTTTTTGATATGCGCATGTCTCAGCGTGGGGCTGTTCAGCGCAACCAACTTTTTACGGAGGTTGCGATGCTCACCGCCCAAGAGATTGACGAGGATAAAGGGTTTCCGCATGACGGATCCTCAGCCCTCCGAACGCATGTGCACAACGCTAAGCGGCGACCTAACCAGTGGGGCTACTCCATTGGTAAGGCTTCGCGTGATTCGGCTCAGCTTGTAGACCTCGCTGTTTGCATGGTCGGCGCCCGCATGGGGCGCGGCATTGTTCTTAATTCCGGCAAGGTTCGGCAAGGCGCTAGGGCCGCCGGGAAGGTGTTGGTTCTGTGAGTATCACTATTCCTGGACTGTCTGATGGTGAGAACGACTCTGTTAACACCATGCTTGAGCAGCTTGAGGGTAAGCAGCGGCGGAACATTTTGCGCCGCAAGTATTACGACTCGAAGCAGATTGTGCAGCAGCTCGGCATTGCGGTCCCGCCTCAGTTTGAGGTGCTAGAGACGGTTATGGGTTGGCCGGCGAAGGCTGTTGACATCCTTGACCGTCGGGTGAACTTTGAGGGCCTGGTTGTTGCTGGCGAGTCGTCTGGGCCCTTTGGTTTGGACGAGATTTTCGCTGATAACGCGATTGAGGTTGAGTCTTCGCAGGCTCACACTGCGGCGTTCAAGTATGCGTGCTCGTTCCTGCCTGTCACCCGAGGAGATGTCCAGTCTGGTGAGCCCGAGGTTCTGATTACCCCGCGTTCGGCGATGGACATGACTGGCTTGTGGGATACACGCCGCCGGATGTTGGCTTCCGCGCTGTCTGTAACTGAGCGCACTGACGGACAGGTTTCCGAGTTTATCGCCTACTTCCATGACAAGGTCGTGACTGCTCGCAATACTGCGCGTGGCTGGGTTGCCGATTCTTCGGTGGCACATAAGCTGCGCCGCGTCCCAGTTGCACTCCTGCCGTACAAACCGGACCTTGACCGCCCGTTTGGTAAGTCAAAGATTAGCCGCACGGTGATGTCTTTGACTGATCAGGCAGTACGGACGATGTTGCGGACTGAGTTGTCAGCCGAGTTCTACAGCTCGCCCCAGCGCGCCTACTTCAACGTGGTTGCTGATGCTTTCCAGGCTGTTGATGGTTCGGTGAAGACCGGGTTTGAGACTGCTATCTCTAAGGCGCTTGTGTTTGGGCCGAATGAGGATGGGATGCCGGCGCCTTCGGCTATGCAGTTCCCGCAGATGACGATGCAGCCGCACACTGACATGTTGCGGCAGATCGCTGCGAACTTCGCTGGTGAGGCGAACATTCCGGTCAACTCTCTTGGCATCATTCATGAGAATCCGGCTTCGGATGCGGCTATGCAGACCGCCTATCTTGATCTTGTGCAGGATGCGGAGCGTTGCCATACGACGTTCGGCGCTGGCTATGTTGCCGCGGGCCAGTTCGCCGTGATGATCCGGGAAAACTTGGACTCGGTGCCTGATGAGTTGAAGCGGATGCGTGCTAAGTTCCGCGACGCTTCGACGGGCACCAAGGCTGCGGCTTCTCAGGCTGTTGTTGAGCAGGTGAAGAACGGTATTCTGCCGGCTGATTCTGAGGTGACGCTTGAAGCCTTGGGGTATGACGATGTGACGATTCAGCGCATTGTTGCTGACCGCAGGCGGGCGCAGGTTTCGTCCTTGGTTCAGGGCATTGGGCAGCGTCTTGATGCAGCCCAGACGGACCCTAGCGTGGTCGCTGCGGCTGCGGCGCGGGGTTTTGGTGATGCGTAGTGATTCCGCTTTCGGTAATCAACGGCTATGACCTGACGCTAGACAGTCTTTCGACGGCGGCTCTCGCTGATTTGAGGGCGCTGCTGGCGAGTCTGGAGGACCTTTCACCGGAGCGCTCTAAGGCGATCCTATTTGAGGCGTTCCCCGAGGTCTTCAACCCTTATGCGGCCGCTTCGTCCGATGTTTCTGCTTCCTTTTATGAGGAGGTCAGGGATTTGGCGGGCGTGAAGGGTTCGTTTGCTGCGGAGACGCTTGACGAGGTTGACGCGGGACGATGGAACGCCCTAGTTGGCGCTGGAACTGCCCCGCGGATGCTTGAGCAGGGCGCTTCTAACCTGATGTTCACTTTCCTCTCTGGCGGGTTGACGTCGATTCTGTCAACGATGGCTGCTGACACGATTTATGGGAATGCGCAGAAGGATCCTGTGACTACCAGGTTCCAGCGGGTCCCGAAGGCTGGTTGTTGCGGATTCTGCGGGATGCTCGCTAGCCGCGGGGCCGCCTACTCGTCCGAAGAGGCCGCCACTGGCGTCGTGGGGCGAGGAGTGCCGGTCGGGAAAGGCCGAGGCCGTGGCTCGAAAGGTGTAGGTCGCGGAATCAAGGCCCGCGGCTCACGCACGATTGGGCAGGCCTTCCATGACCATTGCAAATGCCGAGCCGTCCAAGTGTACGAGGGCGATTCGGTGGAGTTGCAAAAGGGCGCTGACAAGTATTACGACTCCTACGCCGCGGCGCGCGACAAGGTCAGCTCAGGATTAACACTCGAATCGCAGACCTCGAAAGCTCCTGACGGCTCGCTGAAGAACACCTACAAATGGGTGAACTCGGACGGCAAGCAAGTCACCTCCACTGACAAGACCAAGATGATCGCCACAGCAATGCGGCACGACCTGGACGTCAACTAACAGACCAGCCACCTGTAACAGGGTGGTTTTTTCATGCCCGCATGGGCTTTCAACCATTTCATTTCCCCTTTCGGGCCGCACGGCTTTGGGGACGTTCCCGCATGGGAGAGGAATACAGCAGTGAGTGATTCAACGGCTGAGGCCAGTAACGAACCCGCAGTGACCGAAGCAACCCAGGAGGCTCCTGCACAGGAGACGGACTGGAAAGTGGAGGCCCGCAAGTGGGAAGACCGAGCCAAGGCGAACAAGTCCGCCGCTGAGAAGCTGGCGGAACTTGAAGAAGCCAACAAGACAGCTGAGCAGAAGGCGCAGGAGCGGCTTGCTGCCGCTGAGGCGCGCGCTGCCGAGCTGGAGGCTAGGGCCACTAAGTCTGAGGTTGCGGGTGCTGCTGGCATCCCCGCGGACCTGCTGGACGGGCCTGCTTCGTCTAGCGCTGAGGATCTGAAGGCTTACGCCGAGAAGCTCATTGCATTCAAGGGTGTCGCTGCGGAACCGCAGTCGGGCCCTTACGTTCCCGCCGAGGGCCGCAGGCCGCAGGCGTTGGCGTTGAACGGTGACGGTCTAGAAGACGCTCTCCGTAACGCGCTGAAAATCAACTGACCTATTTAGGAGCATGACATGGCCCAGGCCGATTCCACCCTCACCGGAGATTTTTCCGGCTTTCTGAAGCCCGAATCCGCGGCTGACTACTTCGCTAAGGCGAAGTACAACTCTTCTGTGATGCAGCTTGCCCGTAAGGTGCCGCTTGGCATCAACGGTCAGGAGATCACGTTCTCTACCGGCAAGGCCACGGCTTCGTGGGTTGCTGAGGCCGGCCTGAAGCCGACGACCGAGACTTCCCTCGGCCTGCGCTCGTTCAAGCCTCACAAGATCGCCGCTATCAGCGTTGTCTCCGCTGAAGTTGTGCGTGCTAACCCGGGCAACTACATGCAGGTCCTGAAGGACGAGATCGCGGTTGCGTTCGCTGAGGCGTTCGACGCTGCTGTCCTGCACGGCACGAACACCCCGTTCGGCGCCTACCTTGACCAGAGCAACAAGTCTGTTGAGCTGGGCACCACGACCGCCGCTAACGGT